TTGGGCTTGATTTTCGCTAAAGTACCATTAACCCCACGCCAGCTTATTGAGAGTCAGTTGCATCAAGAAGTGGGGGAGAAACTTTGGGCAATTGATTCAGCTTGGGCCGTGCATCTTCAATGGTGCGCGGCTCGCTTGCTGGGGACGGTTGAACCCGACAATGCCTCAATTCCGCCCCTGGACAAACTCGCTCCCGATGCGCCCTTTGCCGAGCATACGGCGTACTCGCCGAAACAGTTATTAAGCCTTTAAAGCCATGCCACAAACTATTCAACAACCCAAAGCACAAGAACTGGATTGGTTCGAGCCAGAAGATCGAGACATAACCTCTTATCACGACATCAAGGATGACACGGTTGGGGAATACAGGGGCTATCAAATTCTTCTGGATGTCCCCAATGGCGGGATCTTGGGGATTACGATCGCTCGCGGCGAAGAGGTCTGGATCGTCTGCACCGAGAGCTTCGAGCGATTTCTGGATGTTCCCTGGCACATCCAACAAGCGAAGCGAAAAATCGACGAACTTCATACAACGCCAGGACAAATCGCACTCGAATTCAGATGGGACAGCTAACACTCCTGGGGCAAGAGCGCGAGAATATCCGCTTGCGCCCCTATCAAGAGGACTTCACCCAAGCCATCTTCGCCTCCTGGGCCAAGGGCAATCGCCGCGTCCTCGGACAGCTTCCAACCGGCGCGGGTAAAACGGTCATCTTTTCCCACCTGTGCCGAACGTTCCTCGAACGGGGCGAAGGCGTGTTGGTCGTTGCCCACCGCCTGGAACTCATTTTGCAGGCCAAGGAAAAGCTAGAAGCGATTTCTGGACTGCCCTGCGGCGTAATCAAGGCGGGATTCCCGGTTGAGTTGAACTACGACGTTCAAGTCGCCTCAATTCAATCCCTCGTGCGACGCAAGCGCTATCCAGAAGCGGGGTTAGTCATCATCGACGAGGCACACCACAGTTGCGCTAAGTCCTACACCACTGTCCTCGAAGCCTACCCTGATGCCTACGTGCTGGGCGTGACCGCAACCCCTTGTCGCTCGGATGGTCAGGGGTTCAAGTACATCTATGATGACCTCGTGGTCGGAATCTCCCCGGACAAACTCATCGAGCAGGGCTACTTGTCGCGCTTCAAGCTCTTTGGGTGCAAGGCGATTGATACCAGGGGCGTACGCAAAACGGCAGGCGATTACAACCTTCAGCAACTTTCTGAAGTGGCGATGGAAGTGACCGGCGAAATCGTTCCCACCTGGCGCAAGTACGCTGATGGCAAGCGGACGGTCGTTTTTGCCGTGGGCATCAACCATAGCAAGCAAATCGTCCAAGCATTTGTCTCCGAAGGTATTTGTGCCGAACATCTCGACGGCGAAACTCCCCCCGACGAACGTGCTGCCATTCTGGAGCGGTTCCGAGCGGGGGAAACCCTTATCCTGTCCAACTGCGGCATCGTAACAGAGGGATTTGACGTTCCCGGCATCGAAGCCGTGCAATGCGTTCGCCCCACGGCTTCCACGTCGCTGTGGCTGCAAATGATTGGGCGGGCGTTGCGTCCGGCCCAAGGCAAAGACCACGCCGCCATCATCGACCACTCGGATAACTGGAAAAATCACGGACTGCCGGATGAAGAGCGCGACTGGAGCCTTGACCCCATCTCGCTCAATCCCGGTCGCTTTGTTCTCCAGTGCCCCGAATGCGAACACTGCTTTCGGGCGCTGTCGCACGAACAGAAGCCCTATCGCCAAATCCTTGACGCGCGGGGCAATCTCAAGCCCATCTACAAATCCACTTGCCCCAGTTGCCTGCACGAATTCGATTGGGAGATGGGCAAGGGGGGCGATGGCGGGCCGATCCTCCTCGAACAGCTAGAGGGCGAAGTGACGGAAGTTTCGCTCGACACCCAGCAATGGGCGATTGAGGAGTTTCAGACAATCGCCACCGAACAGCAGGCAACCGGCAAAAAACGGGGGTGGATCTACTACCAACTGATTGAGAGCGATCGCGCTCTTGAGTTCAGCCTGGGCGACTGGCGCTACTTTGCCAAGCAATTTGGTTACAAGTCAGGTTGGGCTTGGCATACGTGGCAGTTGGTTCGGGAGAAAAAAACACAAGCAGCAGAATAAACCATTACGGGGTAAGCCCCCCTAGCTAACCATGAGATCGAGTTGTATTCCCCATCCTCCCAATGAACCGCTGATCGTGATTCGTCAGTGGCAGCGTGAATTCTGCAACGACTGCACGGTCGGAGCCGCACTTCTCTCCTTTTTTGAGTATTGGCACAATCTCAAGCTCGAAATGAGATCGAATAATCGCAGGGCTAACGATATCGCTGAAGCTCACGGCGACGAACGAACGCAAGACGAATCTCTCTATCAATTTCACAGCGAACGGGAGTTGATAGAGGGGATACAGGGAATAGGGAAAAAGGACAAAATCCGCAAAGCGATCGCCTTCTTGTCCGAACAAGGGGTACTCTCAGTCCACAAAAACCCCAATCCCAGATACGCCTTTGACAAGACCCGGTTTTTCCTTTTTCATCCAGAAGCCCTTATCGACTGGTTACGAAATTATCGATCGTCGGAAAATCGGCTATCGAAGGCGGAAAACCGACCACGGTCGGCCGAAAATCGACCACCGTCGTCGGAACATCGACCACGGTCGGCCGAAAATCGGCGAACAATACCAGAGACTTCTTCAGAGACTTCCTCTAAGACTTCTTCAGAGAGGGGGAGAGAACGCGCGCGCGGGGAAACCTCAACTCGGAACGATTCTGAGATGGGAGCAAGTCAAGCTTCAAACTCATCCCCAACAAAACCCACCTTCACTGTTAACTCTTCTCCTCCCAGTCCAGAAAATGTTCCGCGCTCAGAATTAGTCCGAGATAGAAACAACTCAAAGAAGATAAACGATAGTGAGTGCAACAAAGAACAAGAAAAGACCGATCCGCACTTCGGACGAACTTCAGCATTAACCCACCAGAAGCAACGCGCTCGCGAGGAGTCGATTGTGGATAGCCCGTTTGCCTCGGTGGAGGAAGAGGACGACTTTTACGAACAGTTCTGGCATTTCACCCAGGCCACCAGCCCCAAGCTTGACCCCGGTAGGGTGACGGCGATCTGTACGAGTTGTTTGCGGCGGCTCAAGACGGGAACGGCTGAAGCGCAAGATCGCTATCACCTCAATCTCTGGCGGCGAGGGCAGCTAACCGGATATCAGAACGCAACCTACGACCCAGTGCAAACCGAACGCGACGCCATGCAAGCAAGAGCCGCCGCAATTCTCGCCCCCATAAAGCAACAACAACTTGAAAACAGACAATATGCTTAGCATTGACCTTTTTCAGCAACAAATCTGCGACTTTGCCCGCTACTACAACCGCGACATCACCGACAATCCGATCGCTTTACAGGCTTGGTACGAATTCCTCGCTGATAACTTGTCGGACGAGGAACTGATTCCCGCCATCAAACACGCCATTGCGACCTTCCACTTCATGCCCTCGCCCCAGGAGTTCCTAGAAGCCTTCAGGGGCGCTTCTGATACAAACGCACTAGAAGCGTGGAATCAATGCCTTGAAGAGGCTGCTAGGGGGCGTACAAGCGTTAGGGAGCTGGATTTCCCACCCGAAGCCAAAATCGCCATTAGCAAAATCGGCGGCTTGCTTCAGATTGGCAACGCCGATGAATGGCAGCGAAAGGAGCTAAAAGAACGCTTTCTTAGCGAGTTCAAAGAGCTATCGCTTGCTCCTTCTCAACCCGCATTGCCCATAACCCTCCATCGAACTCTTCAAGTTCAATGACCTTTACTCCCCTCAAACCCCTACGACCGCCAGAGCAGGATGGCGAAATCTGGCAACCTCGCTGGGATTGCTTCTGCTGCCACGATACCGGAATCATACTTCGCAAGGAATGGGTGCTAGAAAGCCCGCAAAATTATGCCCTTGCCTGCAATCGCCCCTCCTGTAGCTCCGGAGCAATGCTGCGAGCGACTGGGGGACTTGATACCCGCGTTCCTCCCGCAATCTGCGAGCAAATCCACGAACTGGAGCGCGAATCCTGGCGACAAACCACAAAGGAAAAAGTCGAAAGAATCCGCGCCCTGGCCAATCAGCAAATCGAGAGTTTCACAGAGAGTTTTTGATAATGACTAGCAATAAGAACCGATTTCTCCCAACCGGATTTCACGACCTCGACAATCTCATTCAAGGGCTTCCGTCTGGGGAGCTTACAGTCTTGGCTAGCGACACATCAATAGGGAAGACAACCTTGGCGCTCGAACTAGCGCTGAGCGCAGTGAGGAGGAATTTTCCCACCTGCTTTTTTACGCCTGAAATGACCGAATCTCAGATTGTTAAGAAAAGCCTCGCTCGCCTTGCTGCTGAAAACGACGAACCGCCCGAAGTTCGGGTAGAACACTTGTTTGCTCGCAACGCTGTCTCGAAAGCAGGAATGGCAAAGTTATCTTCGGCTGCGGAACAGATTGTCGACCTACCGCTGTGGATTAACGACCAATCTGCTCCTTCCGTCCAAGACATTCGCGACGAGCTGCAAAAGGTTAAGTCCATTCAGGGCGCACTCAGTTTGGCCGTTATCGATCGCATTGGCTTGATGCATGTCAATAGGCAGGCCGATCGCTTTGAGGAACTCGGTTCCGTCCTGGTAGGCTTGCGCGGCATTGCTGAAGATTTTGATATCCCACTGCTGGGGTTATCTCAGATTGGGGGCGACGTAGAGGGACGCATGGATAAGCGTCCGATACTGGCGGATCTTCAAGAGTTAGCCCCCTACGAACAGGAAGCCGCCATCGTTCTGGGGTTGTATCGCGACGAACACTATTACCTCGATACTTCCGAAAAAAGGATTGCCGAGGTGATAGTCCTCAAAAATCGCTTTGGCTCAACGGGGACGGCTAAGCTTCTGTTCCAGCCTGAATACAGCAGGTTTCGCAATCTCGCTGGAGGGATTGGGCAATGAGCCTCAAGTCTGTAATGCAGGAATTCCGCACCCATCGAAAATCCTGGGGCGGAACCTATCGAGATACCCGCCTGAAACCCCAACCCAAAGAAACCGGGTGCAAGCACAAATTCTCAAAGCGAGACGAGACTGGGGTATGCGAAGTTTGCGGTACGAGTTTTAGCTATCAGCGCGACCCGCGCGTCAAACCCCGCAAAACTTGTTCTACCGCTTGTGCCAATCACCTCAAACGCTCCAAGCAGCGCCGCCGCGTCGAGGTCGCCTGCCCCCACTGCGGCAAGCATTTTGAAAAGCGCCCCAGCGAATCCAAAAGATACTGCTCGTCGCAGTGCGCTTACCAGGGACGCAAAAAATCTCCAGTCTGTCTGAAATGGAGCAAGACGAGCGTGGCGCTGCTATCGCTCTTGGCTTCCCTCCCAGAAGGCGATCGCCTGCACGTTCATCAGATTCGCGCTCGACTTGGGGCGGATACCCAAGAAAAGCGTCAAGAGTGCAAGCGCTGTATCGGTTCTGCCCTTAAAGGCAAGACGATTTCTGCCGAAGGTTACGACTACGGCGGACGTACCTATGCCATTACCCCGTTGGGGCGCGAGCGATTGGAGAAATATCTCAACTATTGCCGCCAACAACCGTTTAAAACTCAGGAGTGGCGACAATGAAACCACTTTGGACTCGACAGGAGGACGAACTACTTGCGAAATCCTATCGAACCGATGGCGCGACCTCTCTCGCCGAACAACTCAATCGAACTCGTTCTGCCATCAGTTCTCGCGCTCGCCGGCTGGGATTAGCTCGCACGAATCGCTGGAGCGAGTCAGAGGACGAGTATTTGCACGAGATCGCAGAAACGCTTCCGGTGGACTGGCTTCTCAAGCACTGGCAGACAAAAGCCAAACGCGAGGGCTGGCCGCGCCGCCAGAAGCATTCGATTGTCCGGCGATTGCTGGATTTGGGTTATAGCGCTCGCCCCGACGCAACCTACATCAGCGCCCTGCCCTTGGCAACAGTATTGGGCGTTCGCCATTACACCATCTGCCGCTGGATCTCTCGCGGACAGCTCAAATCCACTCAGTCGTGCGAGCGGGGGAACCACCGCATCCACTATCGCGATTTTGCCGCGTTCCTGCTCGCCAATGGCAACGTTATCAATTGCTTCTCAGAGGAGGGAAGAGCTTGGGCGATGGCAACGCTTGCCGACTGGACGAATTTAAAAAAGAGGCATTGCCAATGAGCAGACAACTCACCTTATTTGAAGGCGATCGCGCTACAGAAAAGCAGGCGATTGAACTCACCGCCCAGTCCCTCAATGCCTACGGGCAAGACTACGACCACTGGGCGATTAGTTTCAGCGGCGGCAAGGACAGCAGCGCTCTCGTCACTCTCACCGCTCACCTGATTGAAATGGGCGCGGTGAAGCCCCCAAAAACGATGACCGTGTTGTATGCGGACACCCGCCAAGAGCTGCCCCCATTGCAACAATCCGCCATGCAGATTTTAGAGCGCTGCCGGGAATTGGGCTGGCAGACCGAAATCTGCACGGCCGAAATGGACAAGCGCTTTTGGGTCTATCTGTTGGGGCGCGGCGTTCCCCCACCCAATAACTCAACAATGCGCTGGTGTACGGAGCAAATCAAGCTGATTCCGATGAAGCAAGCACTGATTCGGCGATATGAGGCACTGCCAGGGAACGCCAAATACAAAGACTTGAAAGCTTTGGCTAAGTTCGTGAAGCGGGAGTTTGAGAAGCGGCATGGCAGGGGATCTGCCAAAGTTCAAGAGAAGCTGCTGTTCGAGCAGACCCACAGGAAAATAGAAGAGGTCTTTGGCAAGCAAGAGCGCATCCTATCCCTCAATGGCGTGAGGATTGGCGAATCTGCCATGCGCGATCGCCGCATCGCCCTCAGTTGCTCGAAGAACGGCTCCGAGTGCGGACAGGGCTGGTTTCAGCGCGACCTCCCCGATCTGATTTGCGATAAACTTAGCCCCATTTTGCACTGGAGGGTTTGCTTGATCTGGGATTGGCTGATTCAAGCGGCTATCGAATTGGGCTTTTCCACCTATCTCCTGAGTCAAGTCTATGGCGGCGAGGAAGCGACCGAACTTAATGCCCGTACCGGATGTATCGGTTGCCCATTAGCCTCAGAAGATATGGCGCTCAACGCGCTAGTTAAAAGGCCGGAATACGAATATCTCGCCCCATTGCAAGAAATCCGCTGGTGGCACTCCGAAGCCAGAAAATTCGAGAATCGCCTCCAAAAGTTCGGCGAGCGTAACCAGGACGGCAACTTTTCTAAGAACCCCTGCCGTAAGGGGCCGCTGATCCTCGAATTTCGGGAGAAAATGCTCGCCGCCATCCTGCGGATTCAGGCAACCTGCAACGCTCAGTGTCCTGATGGAGCGCCTCCGGTAGACATCATCAACCCCCACGAAGAAACGCGGATTCGCGAACTTATTGATGCGAAGACATTCCCCAATAAATGGACGGGGAACGAACCGCGCGGCGATGTCCTCCTGGACACGATTTACAGCAACGGGAGCGTGCAACCCGTCTTGTTTTGATGAAGAACTCAAAGGAGAAGTCGATTATGTCGGTAAAAGATCGCATAAACCCAGTAACTGTCCTCGTGCTATTAGCAATGGGCGCGATCGCCGTTGCCTTGATAATTAGCGCAATCGCGCTAGCGGCATATTTATTGATGTTGGCTTGGAATTACTTACTCCCAAACCACCCAATAACAATTTTGGAAGCGGGAGTTTTGTGGTTTTTTCTCATCTCCTTGATTAAGGGAAGTGCTGTCTTGTTATTGAGGTGGAAGTGACTGAAGTTGCTTATTACAACGAAATCAACCCCGATGCTGCCGAATGGCTGCGCCAACTGATCGGCTTGGGCGCGATCGCCCCTGGCGACGTAGACGAACGGAGTATTGTTGATGTCCCTCCAATTGACCTTAAATCTTACAGCCAACACCACTTCTTCGCGGGCCTTGGAGTCTGGAGCTATGCCCTGCGACAAGCCGGATGGCCCGACGCTCGCCCCGTCTGTACCGGAAGCTGTCCGTGCCAGCCTTTCTCCCAAGCAGGCCAGGGAAAAGGGTCTGACGACCCCCGCGACCTCTGGTGGGCTATGTTTTGGCACATCCAACAGCTACGCCCTCCAACAATCTTTGGCGAACAAGTTGCTTCAAAAGCTGGATTGGGATGGTGGGACGCTGTTCAAGCTGACTTGGAAAGTACGGACTACGCCGCAACTGCGTTCGATCTATGCGCTGCGAGCGTTGGCGCGCCCCACGTCCGCCAGAGATTGTTCTGGGTGGCAAACGCCAACAGTTCAGGATGGCAACGGGCGCGACCGTCACAATCAACGGGACGGAACCGTTCGGCTCTCGCTGCTGGGGGAAGCAAGGCTAGCGACCTGGCCAACTCCCAGAGCGATCGACTTCGACGGAGGCGGCTCGCTCAAGCAGGCAAGGATGGCGATCGCGGGGGAGAAACGCCCAAGCGGGGCCAGCGTCTCTCGGAATCTCAGAGACTTTGCCAAGCTCGCCTGTCAGGTTTCTGGCGCGATACCGAATGGCTCGGATGCCAAGACGGGGCGTACAGGGCAGCTAAACGCGGCACATTCACGATGGTTGATGGGGTTGCCCCCGATCTGGTGCGAGGCGGCGATTCTTGCATACAGACAGAAGCGACAGCAGAAGCGCGACCGATGAGATTGAGGGGCTATGGCAATGCAATTGTTGCGCCTCTTGCCGTTGAATTTGTTTGCGCCTATCTAGAGTCTCTTGGCCCGCGCCTAGATCCCGAACTCCACTGGCTCTGCGATCTAGCAGGGGAAGAAGAGATGCGGCGAGACTTTCCAGAATTATTCGAGGAGGACAATTGATGAACGATACAGCTCGGCGAGCGCGGGGATTGGGCTGGCGAAGCCGTGTTTTGCTTGGGTATTTAGAGAAACAACACACCGCCGTGACTTCGGCTGGACTTCGGCGGGCGATCGTCGGGATGTCGGAGCTGGATTCCCAGTGGTTGAGGAACGAGCTTTCCCGATGGCTCAGCCTGCAATACCAAAAAGGGCTGCTCAACCGGCAGGGGGAACCTCGATATTTTGCCTATGCCCTGTCCGAGCGCGGAAAGCAACAACTGAAATCGACAAAAACTCATGATTGAAACCAACAAAAAGTATGACTGCATTGTCATTGACCCACCGTGGCCTTACCAACTACGAAAAAATGACAAAACCCATCGCAATCGCATTCCCTACGAGCCAATGAAGCTTGAAGAAATCCTGGCGCTGCCCATCCCCGAATTGTGTAGTGAAGAGGGAACGGTGCTGTGGCTGTGGTTTACCAATAATCACATGATTGAAGCATCTAAATGTATCGAACATTGGGGATTTGAACTCAAAACTATTCTGACTTGGTTGAAAGTTAGTAAAGCCGGGAATCCTCATATTGGAGTGGGACACTGGCTGAGGAATTGCACCGAACATTGCATTCTAGCGACAAAGGGCAAGCCCAACAGCTTCAAGTATTTAGGAACGCTAACCAATCAACCGACTGTTCTTCGCGCCCGTCGTCGAGAACATTCCCGCAAACCAGAGGAATTCTTCAAGCTAGTGGATAGCCTTTGCTCTGGCGAAAAGCTGGAGATGTTTGCCAGGGAGCGTCGTTCTGGGTGGGATACCTGGGGCGATGAAGTCGAGCTATTTGAGGAGGTTGCGTCGTGAAGGAACGTCTCAAGGATCTCTGCCAAGAGTTCGATCGCCTGGTCGAGAAAGCAATCTCCGGGCAGCTTTCAAAGGCCCGCCACATGCGCGCAACCCTCGTCGAAATTTGGGATGGGGGCGGACACATCGCCCTCGGATACAACGGCTACAAAGCCTTTTGTGCAGGCGAGTTGAGCTGTGCTTACTTGTACTTTAACCACCAAAAAGTGATGGCCGAGGTCGAGTTATGTATTGGGGTTCCCCTCGGAACCTACCTCTATCGAGATACGGCGGCGCTTCGCAAGGGCATAAAGTTTGCACTCGGAGGACGAAATCCGCCCTGTGCTTGCGTCCTACCCCTCGCGCCAGACGACGATCGCCCCAACCCCGTTTCCGAGTTGCGAGCGCGCTGGCAGTTTGTTTGCGATCGCTCTGCCTCTTATCCCCCCTCAGCAGACGAACTCAAGAAGTTTTCCGCTGAGTATTTGCGCTCTCAGGGGGATTCTATCCCCAAAGCGATCGCCCCCAAACAAAACTTCTACCAGCAGAAAGCCAAGGAACTGGAGGCTCAGATTCGGGAGCTGCGGGAGGATCTTGAATCAACCATCGGATACGCAGAACGGTTGAGATCGCGCGTCAAGCAACTGGAGAAAATTAATTTTAAGTTGAGCCAGAAAGCGAAGCAAGCGAGTTAACACTTACCACCAAAAAAATGACAACAACATTGACCCAAACTCCTATTTTGTCCGAGGAACAGAAGTCTAAGCTGTCTGACTATTTCCGTACAAATCGGCTTGTTATGACTCACCAGATGGCGGTTGCTCTGGGGTTTTCCTTGGAGCAATCGATTGCCATTTTAGAGGCTCTGGAAGAACGGGAGCTTGCTCAGAAAATAGAGGTTTTTTATCACTCATGTACGGAAGAACCTATTGGATGTGAAGCACCTGCTTTTTGCCCAAACTGCGAAGAAGAGATTGAAGAAATAGTCTCTGATTCTCTCTTCAAAACATTCGTCCCGATTTTGTTTATTTAATTGCATCACAAACCATGGAAAAACTTTTTGTTGTCCGAAGGGGAGACGATGAAGTTGTCCCTTTGTCCTACAGCTATTCTCGTCGCGCGCAGTCTACCGTGCGAACTCTTCAGTGGAGAGATGTTGCCGCAATGCGTTGTTCCTCTGTAGGGGAAGCTCTTGAGGAGTTCCAAAAATGTATTGCTGACTGGAGTCGGTATCCACACCTCCAGGGGTGTCGCTGGCAGCTAGAAGCCCGATTTGGGAAATACCCTGTGTGGGAGTGGCATTCTTGGGGGATCGAAAAGATTCGGGAAATTGATTGACTGGAGAGAGTCACCGTATTTTGTTTATTGATTTTCAAAAAATATGACAACATTAACCCCAACTCCCATCTTTAATCCCAATGGCAATGATTCTGTCGAAAACCGTTCGATTTGGCTTGGCGACACCACAAACCTCATCAATCTCAACTCAATTCGGTTCAATTGGGCGATGGGACTTTATAACCAGATGCGCGAGAATTTCTGGATTCCAGCAAAGGTCGATTTGACCCCAGACATCAACGACTACAAAGAGCTAACTCCGGCCGATCGCCGTGCCTATAATGGCATCCTCAGCTATCTTGTTTTCCTTGATTCGCTTCAGGTTTGTAATCTCCCTAACCTCCAAGCGTCCCTTACCGCACCGGAAATTCGCCTGTGCCTCACCGAGCAAACCTCACAAGAAGCGCTCCACGCTGCCAGCTACCAAGCCATGATTGAAGCAATTATCCCCGCACAGGAGAGGCAGGGGATTTACGACTACTGGAGAGGCGATGCCATCTTGAGGGAACGCTGCGAGGCGATCGCGAAGTCCTACCAGTCCTATATCGAAAATCCCACACCGGAGAACTACTTCACCGTCCTCGTTGCCGATTACATCATGGAAGGGTTGTATTTCTACAATGGCTTCGCAGCCTTCTTTTGCTGGGAATCTCGGAACCTCATGCCCGGTTCGGCGGACATGGTGAAGTACATAAAAAAAGACGAGGTAACGCATACCCGGCTGTTTCAGGAGCTAATCCCAGAAGCGATGGAAGTGTTTCCTCATTCGCGCGATCTCATTTACGAGATGTTCGATGCAGCGGTTACTCAGGAATGCCGGTGGACAAACCACATTACCAACAACGAGATTCTGGGGATCTCCGAGAAGAGTACGGAGCAGTATACGAAGTACCTGGCCAACCTCCGACTCAAGGCAATTGGGTTAGATGCGCTGTACGAAGGGGATTGGAAGAATCCCTACACTCACCTCGACCGGGCAACGCAAGATTCAAAAGCGAACTTCTTTGAGGCAACGGTCACTGAGTACGGTATGTCCTCTGGCGTTGGCGGTTGGGATGCGTTTTAGGGTGCTTCAAATCTCCAGAAGTTCTACCAGGTAAAGATTTGAAGGATGCTAGGGACAATTTGTCCCTAGCATCTCGCCAAGATTTAATCACGTGTTTAAGTGATTACTTAAACACGTAAATCAGTAAACCAGTAAATCAGTAATCAAGGAATTACTTGATTCAGTAATCATGTGCCTTCAGCCATTCCTCAACGGCTTCGCGCAAAATCACATTCATAGGGCGATTGCTATCAAAGGATGACCACTTCAAGCGTTTGTACTGAGCGTCAGACAGGTCAAAACTAATGCGATGAGGATATTTTTTACTCACACTTTTTCCCGTCCCCACCTCTTCCTTAGATTGTTCTGATGAGGGTTGACTTGTGGAAATCTCTGGATCGATACCACCTTGATTAATCCACTCATCCGCTTTCTGGGAAGGGATTTTTGATTTTGGGTTGCGAGCAATACGTCTCTTCTTATCTACCATGATTTACTCTTCATCAATCTCAAAACTTCTCTGGCAAGCCCCTTTACCTCCTTTGATGCAGAACTGCTCGATGACATTTCCATAACGGTATAGCCAGATGAAGCTTCGCTAAAGGCTACACGCTGTGCAATTGCCTGTTTGAGCGTAGGAATTTCATATTCAGACAAAGCCTCTTCAACATCACGACCAATAACTGTATTAGGAATTCTTCGGTTAATTACAAATGCAACTTGAATACTTGGCTTAAATGCTTGGGCTTCAGTAATCAGTTCGACCGTTTCCGATGCCGCCCATACATCATAGGAGCTGGGCTGGACTGGGATTAATACTAAATCGGCGGCAAGAATCGAAGTTCTTGCTAACGCGCTAACCCGTGGTGGGGTATCAATCACTACATGGTCGTAGTCTTTAGAAATGTCAGGTAAATCCCGGTGTAGGCTGTTCCGAGCCATCCCAATGACGGTGAAGGGAGATTTGCCTTCCCTTGCTTCTACCCATCCTTGAACGCTCCCTTGAGGATCGGCATCAACTACCAAGACCCGCTTCTTCGATCTGGCAATCTCATGAGCTAAATGTATGGTTAAAGTAGATTTCCCACTTCCACCCTTTAGCGAACTCAGGGTTATTATCATTTTCAAGTGTTTACTTGCTCAAGTAATCACTTGAAAATAGACCAACTTGAATGCACGATCAAGTATTTCTGTGAATGTGTATCTCAGTATTCAAGTGTTTACTTGCTCAAGTAATTACTTGAATAAGTGTTTATGCAAGCACGTACTTTAATGCCAACTCAGAGCGAGATCCCGTGGTGCGGAACTTCTTGAAAAGCAGGCTCTGCAAGAGTTTAAGGATGTTCTGGTCAATCTGACCAGAACATCCCCTGATGCCTTTGAGTATTTGTCTAGGGTTTCCAAGCGTTGGATTGGACTCGTTCAAGTGAAGGCGGGAAACGGACTTTCAAACCTCTCCTGGGCGCTACTTTTCGCACTCATATTCAATCCAGGTGCAATTCGCGAGGCCGCCTTTAACATGCGCCTTTGCCTTTACGACAGGCTCGTCCTCTGCCAGACTAATGAAATCGTTGATGCCACGTTCGGTCTCCAGCGACGTTAGCAGGGACTCGGTCTCTAACACGGTAATACGCACGTCGGGTGGTGACATCAAGCCGCGCTCCAAAAAAAACCGCGTTGGATGGCTTTTCATCTCCAGCACATGGCTTTCGTTACTGTCCTCCTCCAACCGGTGGATCAACGCGAAGACATCTTCCATCGGTACATCCGATATCGCCTGCAATTTGCCGACAACAGCACTTTCCTGATTCTTCTTGGGACATTGAATCGTGATGCGCCCGCATCTCAGCTTCAGAGGCTTCTTGATGTGAATCGTGATGGCAGCCTCGTCCTCGCGCATAGCCGCTGAAAACTTATCGAGTCGTGCTGGGGTGAGAAGCTGGGCTCGCAGTTCGTCGCGATGTTGTATTTTGATTTCGGCATCCATCGGGATAACAATGTCATTTGAAAGAAAGTACCCGCGGGGATTGACAAACAGCGCCGCTACAGCGCTTTCATCTTCTTGAGCCTTGATCATCAATTCGGTCAGTTCACGCAACGACATCTCAGTAATTGTACGCATCATAGTCCTCCTTTAGACTAAGATTTCAGTTATTTTGGTTTTCACGAACAAATATGCTGAAATCCAAATGAGATAGGAGATACATATTCGTTCGCAAATTAGCTCTTAGAGAGTAACAGTCTGGCGGCGAATGATACCGCGAGGGTGTTGTTCTAACCCTCTTCTGTCACTCGTTAGTGCTACAGCAGTGTCAAATGAGTTGTGAAAATTTCTCTAGGCGCAGTAGGGCTTTCAGCGATCTAGAATTTACAACTCATTTATGACCGCTGTACAAGTATATGTAGCTCACTTTTTCTTTGACAGTACCCATGTGGGTACTGTCAAAGAAATTTGATTTTCAAAGCTATCCTCAAAATCTCACTCACATTTGTGCCTACCTACTTACCTCGATCCTAAACATTGATAGATAACTTTCTAATTGTGTTCTTAGCCAAGGGTTAGTAGTCTGTCTAACGACCAAATTCACCAGGCGATGGCAAGCAACTATCAAATTTTCGCAAGTTGCTCGGCTAACGCTCCGGCGCAACGCATTGTTATGCTGTACTTCTTGTATGCCCAGGAAAGGCTTACTGAAACTTCTCCATGACACAGTGACGAAGACATTCTTGCAGCACAACTCGTTCATCCCCAATTCTCTCTTTAAAAACAAGTACTCACTTAACTAAGTGAGTAAGTATTTCAGTGATTCTTTGCTTCAGTAAGTGTGCAAATACTGAAGGTTGAATTTTTTTTCGTTAGGGCTAATCGCCAGGGATTTTTGCGATTCGGAAAATTTCACCAACAATCCGAATTACCACAACGGCAAATTGTAGGTATGGCAAATAGCGCCTCAACAGTCGAGTAAGTCGTTTCATTTTTCTTGCTCCGTTGTGTGGCTTAGCAGATAAATTTCTTCCTTTCCATCCTCTATGAGATGCCTGAGAATGCCAACCAGAAAACCTCATGAAATCAACTATGTATCACATGGAATCTTGTATTTCCTCTCTAAACAAATGAACCGCTTTCCTTGCCTTCTTGATCGGTGTTTTTTGTTGTTGAAGAGCTATGGTAGGGATGCAAAATACTATTATTACCAAGGCTGACTACGAGGCTTGCAAACCTTCCGTTCTTTCAGTTCTTTCATCACGCTGTTGCCACTTCTCAAAAATCTCATCCCGCCCATCATCAATAACGGGCGCACCATAAACCCGCTGCTGTTCGCCCCGCTTGCCGCGCTTATAGAGAAACGGCATTTTTAGCCCCAGCTTCGACAGCAGCAACTGGGCCACCGCCATTGGCGAATCCTTGTGATTAATCGTCACGCCTAAAATCGCTTTCACCTCCCAAGCGTGAGCCTTCACAAAGTCTGCCCACTCTGCCAGCTTCTGACTCGTAAACGTCGCATCCTTCACCCAGAACCGCTCGATCTCAAACAACTCCAAAACCTTAACCTGAGCTGAAAGCGCCCTGGAATTAAAATCCGGCTTCCAGATCGCGCCCTCGCCCCGATCCAATTGAGAGCGCAACACCTTCGTATCCCGCGCCTTCAAAAATTGATCGCCAATTGTTAAGTAATAGTGGAGCTGTAGCTGACCATACCAACCCTTATCATCGCGCTTAACCACCTCTGGGGTAATCTCAATTTGGTATCGTCGCGAAAGTGTTCCTTTTCGCTCCTCATTGCGCTCAGCTTCAGTCTTGCTGCGCTTTTCTTTTAAAAGCTCCAAACTGCGATCGTCGGGGTTATTGCTGGCGGACACTTCTTGGCAATGTCGCTCGTAGTTGCCGTTTTTGGTTGCCTTCAGCTCTTCCTGAATCTCCTGTTGCTCGGCTTCAAGCTGTTCGGCTGCCTTAATAATTTGATGCCCTTCCCGCTTCAGCCCCTCTACAATTGTCTGGCGATAGCAGCGCATCGAGTGGTTAATCGCCACCGCTCGCTTGGCCCAAGTCTTGAGGCTTTCGGGCTGGAAATCGAGGTCGAGGTCTTCAAACTCTGACTCTCGGAGCAGCGCAATGTTCGCCCGACATAATTTATGTTGACTCCTGAGCAACGACTTAATAGACGTGCTGCCATTACCGATACGACTGCCATTAAACCCTTGCTCCCTGGCCCACAAATACCGAGGGACGTATTCTCGCACTCGCGCTAAAGCTTGCCGAACTGAATCAGCCGCCTGCACTCCCTGAGCGATGCCCCACACGCCTGTAAAGTGTCTTTGAATATCGATGCTGACACCCGTTTCCACCGAGGGCGAAGCCAGCACAACATCATAGTGAGGAAGAATCTCATTGAGCTTATTCATACAGCCGCAAGCGGGATGATTGGGATTGCTCACTGTTTGACTGTCAATGCGAAGAATCTTCTTGTTGGGAAAGCGCTTTTTGAGGTAACACTCCAAGTTGTAGGTTCCCCAATTGCTCTTCATCTTCTGGGCGCTGCAACAGACGAAGGGAACGCCGCCGCGATGGATATCCTCAACCAAGGCGGCGACCAGCGAGCTAGGATTGCTGCCCTCATAAACCGTGACTTGCTTGCCCGAAGTGGGCCGCCAATCGTTAACAATCACATGGGGACGAATGGGGAAACCGACCAGCGATCGCACATAGTCAATGGCGATGTCAGACAGATCGGCATCGGACAGAAACACCTTGCCCTCATCGCTATTCAACACATTCTGAATCAAGGCTTTGAAGTTGCGGAGAATCGACACTCGCTCTTTGCGGCAGGTGTTGGAATTGAGCAGATGCCAGAAAACTTGCTCGGCCTCGTCAATAATGACAACCGCATCGTGCCAGTCTTCGGGGTCGAACTGCGCTTGAGAGTTGGGATGGAGGGAATCAACGCAGAGTCCGATTCCCAAGACACCTCGCGTGGGAGAATTTCTCATCGCCGTTACGTAATCAATGCCGAAGCGCTGGCAGAGCGCCTCGCCCAATTGAGTGCGATGGACGAGAACTAAAACCCTCTGCCCGTTCCGAATCGCTTGCACGACTTGCTGGCTTAACCACTCGGTCTTGCCCGTATCTTTGGGCGATTTAACGGCAATCAATTGGGCCGAAGGGGGGAGGGGAGCGACGAGGTAGCGCAAGCAGAGTTTGAGATCTGGAGGATAAAATAGCCTGCCGTACTGCCGTGCTTGCCAGGTTTCGAGGGAGAGTGCATCCCGGACAACTTGCTCTAGGAACTCTCGCCCCAACGCCATCACCAGATCGTCCACGCCCTTAGATGAGACATTCCAACTTAGAACGCGGGGAGCGCATCCCAGACGCGAGACTAATTGCGCCGTCTTTGTAATGGCATGATTGACATTGGCAATGGTCTTGGGCTTCTCATCGCGGTCGAAGCAGAAATAGATGTCCCGCTCGCCCTTGGCCAAAACCTCCAACTGCGGAATCAGTCGCGGCAAACCGGCAACCTGACCATCAAACCCCCGACGCTGGCGATAGCCGTTAAATACTCCAGGAAGAGCCACCGCAGCAAAGCCCGCACTCAACAAGGCTCCCGCTTTCTTCGCCCCTTCAGTAATAAAGATGGGAATCTCAGGATGCTTGATAATCCACTCCCAAAAGCTGACAGGCTGCTGGCGATCGCGCAACCGTAAGGCCAGGGGAGAGAGATAGCGCTTGACTCCATAGCGAGCGGCAATTTTATCCCAGATGCGCTCTGGCACTCGCAGGGCAAAGAGTTCGGTTTGAGTTTGAGCGGGATGCTCGTATTTGATGGGCTTGCCTTTTTTGCGATCGCGCCGGGGACAATCGGGTTTAAAGCATCCCCATTCGGATTCTTCAAAGGCGAGCAGATCGATACCGCTACACCACCAGCCACCTTGTTCGACATGGCGATATTTTCTGAGCCACTTGTCTCGAATTCGCCCATCATTTCGCCGCTCGCTGTCGGGAAGGGCGTAGATTAATCGCTCGATTGCGGCATCTCCGTCTAGAGATGTAACATTTGCTTGAATGATATCGGGGTCTACAGCGCTCTGTCGCCACTCCTGGAAGTGCTTTGGCAAGATAGACCCCACATTTTGGGGAATTTGCCGATAATTCACTCTAAGGTTGCCTCTTATTCCGTTTTTGAAGCGAATAAACGGAATCGAGAGAGCGGGACTTGAGGAATTGAAGCGACCAAGGCTAGAATAGAGCTGGTCGGCTAGAATCCCTTTGGAAAACTCAATTTCGTGTCAAGCGACCAAACTTAAAGCACGAACTGAGATTTGGAGTTTCTACCCGTTCCGTTTATTCAATTTGAATGAGATGTTTATCTCACTTAAGACCAGCTTAAGGCAATCCGCCCGAAGCTGGTCTTTAAATTTCAAGGTTTGATACAAAAAAGGCGCTCTGGCTCTTCTGAGTGCGGTAGAGTTGGCGATACGAAGATTGCCAGAGGTGGGTGCGAGAGCGATGAAAATAGATCGCTACGGTCAGGCCAAAATCCTGACGCAGGAGGAGATTCAGAAGCTCTTCTCTCAAGGATTGACCAGCTCCAGAGATCGCACGCTCTTTGCAGTGATGCTCTACACGGCTTGTCGGGTTAGCGAAACCGTGACGCTCAAGACGAAAGATGTTTACGATCGCGCCGGAAACGTCCGCACCGAAATCATCGTCAGAAAGCCTCACACAAAAGGGAAACTGGCAACTCGCACGATTCCCGCGATTGAAGAGCTGCGCGTCATTTTAAGCTCCTACAAGCCCGCGCGCAGGACAGGGTATCTGTTCCCCGGCAAAAACCAGCGGGACTATCTGCACCCGGACTCGGTGGGCTGGCTGTTGCGGCGAGCTTGCGATCGCATTGGTTTGGAGGGAGTCAGCACCCATTCGTTCCGCCGCACGGCGCTCACGCAAATGAGTCGGGCGGGAATTCCCCTGCGAACAATTCAGGAAATTAGCGGCCATCGCTCTCTCGACGAACTTTACAAATATCTCGAAGTGCTGCCGGAGGAAATCCGCGGAGCCACTGCCTCGCTGTCGATGCTGGCTCCATTGGGGACGGCGAACTCCGTAAAACCCTCTTTAGACGAAGTAAGTAGAGAGGGGCTATCGCCCGTGCGAAAAGAGGGAGAATGATTAGTACAAGGGTGCTATACTGCAATTGACCAGGTGAATATTGAGTTGCAATTTCTGGACGCGAAACTCAAAGATTGTTAGCCCCTAAATTTGGGGCTTTTTTCATGCCCTACGCGATCGCGCATATAAAGGTTTTGAATTTTACGAACTTATACTACATTGAGTTACACGCAATACGAGCATTGTTTAGCAATGCCCCTTTTGGTAGAAAATCGCATATTTTTGTCGCCTATGGAGCGATCGCGGGTTGGTTTTGTCACCTGAAGGACATCATGTTCGTCGGTTAGATTCTTGTACAAGTTTCAACACTGGGGCGCTCAGGCTGAGTGAAACTTCCTTGCGCCAAGTTGTCGCCAACATGAGGCGATCGCTCAAATACTCAGATCTACGCATTTGAAACTTGTACGGAAATCAAAGAATTGTACCAACAGCATTCTCAAGAATCAGTACAATTGAATTAGTGATAACTGGCAAGAATCATGATTTCACGAGATCGCCTGTTTGACGCTCCGGGAGGCGTAGACCTCATTCAACAGCACTTGCGGCTGTTCGACATCATCGTCATTGTTCGAGCTGTGGTGCTGGGATATCTGTTGATGCTGCTGGTGGGTGTGACATTCGGCCCATCAATGCCGTAGATATTGTCGATTGCGAAGCGTGGAGAGAAGGATTGGCTCGCAGTAAATATACTCCCGAACGAGTTGAGAAGATTGTTGAGGCGATCGCCACTAACGGCGGTGATGAGTCGGGCTGGGTAGCTGGCAAGATTTCGAGTACAACTTTCTATGATTGGATTGCCAAATATCCGGAGTTTTCGGAGTCGATTGAGCGCGCGCGAGAAAAGTTCAAGAAGAATGCCCCCCTGCATCAGAAAAAATTAGCAAAGGAACGACTTACCGAAGTTCTAGAAGATGGGCAGACCATCACCTGGAAAACAACTCGGACGAGGCGACTGAATCATTGCACCCCCAATGGCAAACTCAAATGGTATCAAGAGGAAACGGTTAGTGAAACTCATGAGGAGAATCGAGGCGTTCCTCAATGGGCCATAGACCGAATTCTGCCCAAAGCTCCACCTGATATTGAAAGTGCGATCGCCCTCCTAGAACAGCATGGTTACATTGTTACGCTCCCCACCGACCAAATCGCCGAGTTTGTCGCCCAAGCGAATGCTCAAGCTGGCGAAGGCGGCAACGGCAATCTCGGACTCACAGAGGAAGCGGCCAACACAATCCGAGCCAGAATCCTCGGTGTTTCGGAAGATGCCTCCGATCCTGATGCCCTACCAGGTGAGATGGGCGAGGGACATGAGTCCGGTTAAGGTTTGGGAGAAGTCAAGAAGAATCGGAGCCAGTTGGGCCGATGCAGCGATCGCCGCGCTGGATGCCGCCATTGTTGGGGGGTGCGACACCTACTATGTTGGCTATAACCGCGAGATGGCCGAGCAATATATTGAGGATGTGGCGTACTGGGCCAAGGGATATCAAATTGCCGCCGAGCGATTGAGCGATCGCGTTATTGAAGACGAAGACCAAGCGATTCTGGTCTATCGCGTTCGCTTTGCCTCCGGACATAAGGTTGCAGCGCTCTCCTCTCGGCCTTCCAACCTGCGAGCGAAGAAGGGCAAGGTCGTTATTGACGAAGCCGCATTTCACGACGATCTAGAGGCACTTCGCAAGGCGGCAATGGCAATTTTGGCTTGGGGCGGTCAAGTCAGAATTATCTCCACGCACAACGGTATTGCCAACTCGTTTAATAAACTCTGCGAGGCAATTCGGAAAGGAGACGAGGATTTTTCGCTGCATACCACGCCGTTGGATGAAGCGATCGCGGATGGATTGTACGCGCGAATTTGCTTGGTCAATGGCTGGGAATATTCTGAGGACTTAGAGCAGCGATGGCGCGATCGCCTTTGGAAAGATTACGGTCGGGGCGCATTGGAAGAACTGGGTTGCATTCCCAACTGCGAGCAAGGGGGAATTGTCAGTTCGGATTGGATTCAACGCTATCGAGTCCCGCCCGACAGTTTTACTCGCATCGTGCAATCGTGGGACACGGCACAGGAGAAAGGTAAGGGTAGCGCTTGCTGGGCTTGTACCACTTGGGGCGAGCTGGAGAACAAGTACTACCTACTCGAAGCCTACACCCAGAAACACAACTATCCCAGCGGCAAAGCAGCCGTCATTAGCTTGGCCGGGAAATGGAAGCCCAATGCGATCTTGATTGAGAAGAAGTCAACGGGTGCGAGCTTGTTACAGGAACTTCCCTCAGAGATTGGAACTTCCCTGATTGGCATTGTGCCGGAAGGGGATAAGGTGACGCGGCTGAATGTGGAATCGACAGCTTACGAGGCGGGTCGGGTTTACCATCCGGAGTCAGCTTCTTGGCTGGCCGAGTACGAGCAAGTGCTGCTCAACTTTCCCAGTAGCGCGATCGCTGACCCAGTGGATAGCACTTCTCAGTTTTTGAGGTGGGCGAGAACGAATTCACTTTCGTTTGAGTTTGTCTCAACAGGCGTTCGTAGGGCAGGGAGCGATTCACTTTGGTGATTTTGGTCAACAACACCGCTCAGCGTCAGTGGTTCTAATTTGCCCCGAACATGGAGAGTTGGCGATCGTCTCCGGAAATTTTACGCACATTTCCGTTTCAGTTATGGCGCTTGAGCCAATCTGCACCCACTTCGGCGATCGCTCCCAACATAGTAAGTGGCATTTCCCACAAGTAGGCTTCTCTCGCCTCATCCACAGAAGCCCATCCCACCATCAATTTCCGCTCGTCCAACTCCTGAGTTTCGGGGTTTAGCTGTTCGACAACAAAGATTTTCCCAGCATTGTCTGGGTTCTCGATCGAGTCTGGGTGAATGAAGGCTCTGATGCTTTTACCTTTCTCTTTTTTCCCCCCGCGCAGATGTCCGTAACCGCAGTGCAGTTTCTTCGCATGGGCCGAACTGGGAAACCGCACCCAGCCCGGTAAATGCGTCACGCCAAACTTCAACCCATTCCAGGTAATGACTCTTTGCGGGATTGCCCTGAAGTTGACCGTCTTTTCCGAGAGGTCGAGATTGCCTTCATCGGGGCTTTCCCCTTCGGGTTCGGAGTTCGGTTCGGGAGCAAACGCCTGTCCTAGTCTATCCTGAAGTCCTGGCTCTTTTTCCTCTTCCTCCAGGGGCAGTCCGTAAATCTCCTCAATGTACTCCCGACTGGGCTTCAACCCCATGAAACTGACAATCGACGATTCCCTCGTTGCTCGTTGAGACAGATCTTCTTGTTCCTTCAGTTCGGGGAATGCTCGCCAAATCTTAGGCGGTTTAGCATCGGGAAAATTCAGTTCGGTAAACCATCGACATAGCGTATGATTGAGCGTTTCGCTGAGCAAATCGGCATCGGCTTTGGAGATGTCAACTCGAATCTCGTTACCCACCTGATCTCTAGCCCTCGAACCTCCGTCCCCTTGCTGATCGGTGCTGCCCGTCTCCCCCAGAACGCATTTGGAAATTTCTCGGTCAAAATAGTCCATCAAGCCGGTGTAGAGGGCGGTTCCGTCGCCAGAGGGCTGGCTGAATTCAATCTCTGCCTCTTTTGGAATGGCGATTCCTGTCTCCTGAGAAAAGGCTTTGAACGCTTCAAGGATAGAACTCCGGATGTTGGCTTGTCCGGCTGGGTATTTGCCAACCAGCGTCGGAGAGCCGTAGCGATCGGCATAGGAGAGGGCAAAACGAGCTAAGTGGCGTTTGAAGTAAACCGGCCAGAATAATCGGCTGGCGAGTCCCCAACCGTAAGGATTGCCATCTTCGGCCCAGAACTGGTGAACGATAAACTTTCGCGCCGGGAGTGGCTCGCCGTCGAACAGGTTATTGGGAGTCAGCAAGCGCATTTCGTATCCCGGCGTGGGCATTCCTCGCTTATCGGTGTTGAGAGAGAAAATGAATCGGTCTTGCGATCGCGACTTGAGGGCGGCCGGGACGATGAGCTTCCCCCGTTTTTCCCAAACAATCTCGGAGGTGGCCCAACCATAGAAGATCGCCATCAACAAGAAAAAACTGGCCGAGTCGAATCCCTTCTCAATGTCAATAATGCAGCGGTTGTTTGCCCGGCTGGGGGTGGGAGATAGATTGTCAAGAGCTTCGGTTAGAGCGTCGGACGCTTTGCGGTCGATTGCTCTCGTCCCCCCAGGCTCGACAATGCGCTCTCGCTTGACAACGGCGAGGATGCGCTTCTGGAGGACGGCAAACGCATGGCAGTCCTTGAGAATATCGCGATAAACCTTGTATCCCCGTCCTTCCGAGCGCGTCTTGAGCGTGTCGTCATCGGGAGTTAGGCGATTGCCGCCATAGACGGGATACGCGCCAATGCGAGGATCGAGGGCGGGAATGGCAATCTCGGAGTAAAGCGAGCGGGTTGATAGCGACATTCCCTCAATCTCTGTCCTTGATGGCGTTGGGATCGACGGGTTTGTACTTGATAGATTTGCCGTCTAGCTCAAAGGTAAATCGCCGCTTGGGGTCATCTTTGTCTCGAAATTCGCCGGTATATCGTCCGGGAGCGATCGCGCGGTAGTCCCTCGTCCTCAAGTTTCGGATGCCGTCTGTGTAGTATTCCTCAATGATGGCTTGGAGGACAATTGGCTCTGCTCGCTTAAACTGCTCTGGGGTAACCGTTTTCGGCAACTTAACCGCCATTTTGCTATTCTCAATATAGATTCTTATTAACTATTCCCCGTGACGTATATTACGGCTCAAGAAGTATTCGATCGATTCAGCCCGCAGGAGTTTGTCGATCTGACCAACCTAGAGTCTCCCAGTTCGACCTCCGTTCGCGAAAGTGCCCTAGAAATTGCGATCGTCGATGCATCTTCGGAAATCGACTCCTACCTGTGCGGGGCTTATCCCTTACCCCTAACGGAAGTCCCCAGTATTTTGAAGCGTAAGGCCTGCGATTTGGTGCGCTACTACCTCGAATATAAGGGGGTTATCCGCGAGCAAACCCAGAAGAAGCGGGATGAGGCGATCGCTTGGTTGGAGGAGATCGCTGCTGGGACGAGAAAGTTGGGACTGAGCGGCGTTGGCAATCCCCTCCCCTCCTACGCAGATCGCGTGGATTGGGTTGCCAACGAGCGAGTTTTTTCAGCTCAAACGCTGTGCGATTACTAGAGGCAAATTTTCAATGACCATCACTGAGAGCAAGCGAAAGATCGGACAACTCGAATCAGAAATCGAGAAGTTGACAGCATGGCTGAATGCGAATCGAGCAACTGCTTTAGTCGGGGGGAGAGAGGGCGAGAACTCCCCACAGACGCTTGAATCTGCCCTGGAGATAGCCAGCAACGTTAGCGCCAAGAAAGAGCAAATCGCCTCGGTTGAAGGGACGCTAACCTCGCTCAGGAGTCAACGAGATCGGGAAACAGCAGTCCTAGAGGAGAAACAGCGCCAAACTCGCTCGGAGCGAGGTTTCTCGGAGCTTAAGAAGCAGGCTCAAGCGGCTAACGCCGCCTTGGAGGTTGCCGCAAAAGCGATCGCGGCAGTTGAAGATGCAGCAGCGGCGATTGCGAGCGAGTACAAGCAGACCTACGGACGGTTGCCCTATCAAAATCTCAGAGATCGAGACAGTCGCCTCCCTCATTTTGAAATCCACGCTAATCTCGTTCGAGCCGTAGATTGATTTCGTCTTGGGCGATATCTTTCCAAGCCTCTACGTCTTGAGGTGAGAATCCCACCAGCGGACGTGCGGGGAGGGTTGAGGCGGGAACTCTGGCTCTAGCAACGGGGTAGGGCGCGCCCGCCCAATAGAGCGCTCGTTTGCTTTTGGGGATGACCGTGCGGGCCGGGAGCGTTGCGCCGACGTGATGAATGGCTGCTAGGGGATGTTCGTATCCCACCTCCACCGCTCGCCCCCGAACTCGGTAGAACAAGCTTTTCGGGATTCTCCCCTCCGATTCAATGAGGGGTTTGTTTTTGTTGGCTTTCTTGTTGGCAATGGTTGAGGGGGACAGGGACGGCCAGGGTTGAGCAGTTTCGGGGTTAACTCCCCGCTCAAAAGCGGTTTTAAGGCGCTCTTGCTGATAGGCTCCAATTCGATTGAGGATCGGTTTGGGGGATTCAATCAACCGAGAGAGGGCAACGAGCGATCGCTTTAGTTTTTCGTCCATTGCACTAACTCTCCTCAATCTGCTGAAACAGTATTCGCGTTCCCCCGCAAAATTGCTCGCCATTAATTTCAAAAATTCCACCCAGAGGTTCCACCTCTAAAATGCCGGTACGAGTTGCATATTCGCTGCCCGCGCGGGGGTGCAAGTAGTCCCGCACGGTCACAGTCGCACCACTTTGTTGGGGAGAAGAAATAGCAAACAGTGCCAGATAAATCGCATAGCGCTGGTCATCGCATTCGGCTTCAAATCCTTCCAGGGCTTGCTCGACACTGAGGACAAATTTTGAGCGATAGCCCTGAATGATTTGGCTCAGTCCGGAGGCGTAGGCCGGGCGGTATTTACTAGACGGGAAAATAGGAACTCTAAAAATGCCCCCTTCAAACATTTCTGCGATTTCGGGGGTTGAGGTCACGCCGCTAAATCCCAAGTATTTGGCAACCATTAACGATTCCCCCGCTTGAGTTCTGGAATTGAAAAACTCTGAGAATAAATCCAGGTGCTATCTGTGACGCTAACGTAATCTTCTGAGTCCTGAGAAAAAAAGCCCAATCGTCCAACGCCTGGGTTCCATTTCTCTAGCAGCGATGCAATTTCTTCCAAGAAAGGATAAGCCGAATGTTGGAGTCTCAACTCGACAACTTGAAGGTTGATTGAAAACCGATATCGCCAGATTTTCTGAGAGGGCGACACCGATGGGTTGGAGGTTTCGAGAGACTTTCCGGCATAAAAAACAAGAGCTTGAGCTTCAAAGTTGGCCCGCAATCCTTGTTCGGGCAAATTTAGAATCTGCAATTGTTTATGCTGTAGGGGGAGGAGCCGATTAACAATGGCTTGTTCGAGTTCTGCTAGCACCGTACTTGTCCATAAAAACTCAATCGTGGCGAATGCTTCTATTTTACAATTTCTGTTTCTAAGTCTTGCGATTCAACAGGGAATCAGAGAATTGATTGTTCGAGCCAATATGGGGCTGGTTTATCAAATCGCAATGACCTCGCAAGTCAAATATCAAGAACCGCTAGATGATTTGGTTCAATCGGGGACAATTGGACTCATTAAAGCAGTGGATCGCTACGACCCGCAGCGAAACAGCCGGTTTTCGAGTTTCGCCAGCCCTTATATTCGGGGGGCGATTGCTCAGTACGTGCGCGATCGCTGTCAGCCGTTGAAAATCCCTCGTCCCTATCTTGACTTATTCCCGAAAGTGTCTCAATGTGAGGGACTTTCAGAACCAGAAGCCGCTCGAAAGTTGGGGGTTTCACTGGAGCGATACCGAGATATTGTGGGGGCGATCGCGGCCAACCAATGTCGTTCGCTCCAGCAGATTAGCGATTGCGCCAGAGTGCGGAAAGTCCGTCCAATTGCTTTGCCCCCGCAACAAAGACGACAACAGGCAAAAGAGCAACTCTCAAAAAAACTGAGTGCCGATTCCACTTATCTGGTTCAATGGCTTTCCCAACAAGCGCCCCGCTGCCCGCACTGTCAAAGCGTTGACTTCATTAAGAAGGGGATGAGGGATGGAGAGCAGCGCTACAGATGCCGCACTTGTGGTAAGTTTTTCCGCCTCACCCCAACGGTTGCTTGCAAGTCGAACGCGCTCAAGATTGCGGCAATCGAGAAGCGGGAGGCAGGGCAGAGCTATCGACAAATCGCCTACCTGCTTGGGATTTCGCCCAAACAGGCCCATCAATGGTGGCATCAAGCGACGGCTTTCCTGTCCGCTTAGCTCAAGCGCCATTTTGGAAACGTTTTTTTCGTGATGTAACGCGAGTTCGGAATAAATCGAACCCCTCATTCTGTCGTAGATTGGCAAAAGAAACCCCTAGCCGCACGGTCAGGGGTTCTTTTGTTGGAGAGCGTACCGTTCGCTATCAGCTACAGCCTTCCAAGGCCGCTACTAATTCCCGCTTCTTGAGCCGACGTATCCCCTTGATCGTTTGCTGAGGATTTTCCTTGTTCCAGTCAAGCGCGATCGCCTTCAACTCCCGAATCGTCATCCGTGCAAAGGACTTCTCTTCACGGCGGGGACTCTCTACAGGAGGCTCAGCAACTTCCACTTCCTCAACCAGGACTGGCTTGCTCTCAACGATGGGAGAGGGCAGCGCGCTTTGCTCTTCCTCGTCAATGGGCTGGGACTCCTCAATCGGGTTTTGGATGGCGATCGGGGGTTCAGTAACCTCTTCTGGCTCCGCGACCTCAGATCGGCTCGGTGGCTCTTGTAAAGCGCAGTACGCCCGTTTCTGGCATTCACACCATAGCGCTATCGTTTTGGTAACCAGATCGGCCCCCATGAGGATACCCATGTAGGCGAGCGTTGCAATGATGAGATCGGTCAATAATACTTGTGTCGTCAT